TAGAAACAACGTTAGATTCACCTACATCTGAATAGAGATTTTTGGTCTCTTAAGAGATAGTTATATCTGTATAGAGTAGAACAGGAGATTTGTTTAATGGCTGAACAGACATTTAAATCACCCGGGTTTTTTGAGAGGGAGATAGATCTATCTCAGTCAAAAACGTCGGTCTCGGGAGTACCTGCTGGAGTTGCAGGAACTGCCAGAATGGGACCAGCATTTGTTCCGGTAACTGTAGGATCATTTTTAGAGTTTGAAAATAAGTTTGGATCTCTAGATCCTGACATGTTTGGACCTTATGCAGTTAATGAGTTTTTAAAGCACCGATCAGCGCTGACGTATGTCAGAGTTTTAGGTGCCGGAGCAAACATAACGTCTACAGACATCACTCTCACTGAAGGTGCGGGAATTGTCAAGAGTGCAGGTTTTGTAATTCAAGGGGCCGACGGAGCGGCAGGGACAGAAGGTCCAGCATATGACAAAGGCAGAAAATTAGGTTGCGTACAGTTTATCTCTGCAAGACACTATGTATCTGGAGCTGAAGCTGTGGGATATCCAATTTTTACAGACAATGCTTCAATGCCCCTTACTGATCAAACTGTAAATCTTGTCAGAGGCGTGCTTATGACTCCTACTGGATCAAGATTTCAAGTGCTTACATATGCTTCTGCAACTTATGGAGAGACACTTGCAACAAATAATGATGTTGCAAAGCCTTCCTCTGCAGGTCTATTTAAGCTAGTTCTTTCATCCACAGCGGGATCAAGTTTTGCAGCTGCAGATGGCTTTGCTGGAGTTAGAATATATACGGCATCACTAGATCCTGCTAATGACGCTTACATAGGAAAGATATTAAATACTGATCCACAACTTTTTCAGAAAGAGCAGCACTTGCTTTACGGAGACTTTGCAGTTGAAAATGAGGTGGCAGAGGTAGATAGGGGATCTGTGGCCAGGTCCTGGGCCATGGTTACGGGATCAATCTGTCTAATGTCAGGTTCAGCAGCAGGTTCATCAACTAGCGGCTTAGGAGCATCTGTATCTTTCAACAATGCATTCGGAAGATTTGATACAAGATTTCAAACACCAACCTCTACATTCTTCATCTCACAACCATACGGTGATAAAGAATACGACTTGTTTAGAATCGAGACAATTTCTGATGGCGCAGTCGCAAATACATCGTTCAAGATATCCATCAGGGATATCAGAATGCCTCTGAGCCCTGAACAAGACCCATATGGTACATTTACTGTTGAGGTGCGAGATTTTTCAGACAGTGATAGAAGCATATCAGTTATTGAGAGATATACAGGGTGTACTTTAAATCCAAAAAGTGCTGACTACGTTGCAAAGAAGATCGGTGATATGAAAGCATTTTACAACTTCGATGCACAAATTGACAGTGAAAAGAGAGTTGTAGTAACTGGCAGGTATCCCAATAAATCTAGCAGGGTCAGAGTTGTTGCTTCCAGCGATCTAGAAGCCGGTCAGGTTCCTATCACAGCTCTTCCATTCGGATTCAGAGGGTTACCATCGATTAAGACAAGTGATTGTCTAACAGATGACGGTACTGCAATAAAGGGTGTATCGGTACCTTCGCAAAATACTAGAAGAATGTCAGCCTGTACTGGCGCGGGCTCAGTCGCAGCCGCCACATTGTTGTGGCAAAGTAGAGGCGCGAAATCTATGACAGGATCAATCGTGCCCCCTGTTCCGCTAAGATTTAAAGTTACAAGGGGAATTCTTGATAAAACTCCAGATTTTACCGGCCAGAGCGGTGATGAAGAGCTTGTCGATGCTAGTCTGTACTGGGGTGTTAAATTTGAGCACCTTGCAGTCTCAAGCTCAACAAGGACAGATTCTATCTATAGATCAAACCTGGGATCAACTACTAACCCTCTTATAACTTCGTATGCTAAGCTTTTAGGAATACAAAAGCTAGACGTCTTTACAACAGGCTCAGGTGCTGATAAATTCAATAATAACAAGTTCACACTAGCAAGAGTAGCATTCTATAACGGAACAGGATCATATACGGGTGATGTTGTTGGATCTGTAACTTCACAGATAACTGGATCAGCAGCTGATCATATTATTGATGCAGCATACATAAGAGATGGATCTCCGGATCCGGCACTGTATACAATTAGAGATGGATCAGAGTACAATAACAGACTTACATTTGCTAGTCTAGCATCACTTACATCATCACTGTACTTTAACAAATTTGTTGATTACACTAAGTTCACAAATATGATTTACGGAGGCTTTGACGGAGTTAATATCCTTGATTCAAACATGGTGAAGATGAACGATAAGTCATCTTCATCAGATACAGGCGGATATGCATCCGGGGCAACACTGGATATTGGCTTAAATACGACAGTAAATGACTTTGGCGCCGGCGCCAAAAGTGCAATAGTTCAGTCATACAGAGCGTCAGCGAGAATATTGACATCTGAGGTGTCATCTCGTGTGAATATCGTCTGCATACCGGGAATTAGAGATTCTTCATTGACAGATTATGTAATGCTAAGACTGGGAAGCTATGGTAAGGGATTTTACATAGTTGACGTTCCTTCTTACGACGCGGACCAGGCAAGATTGTTTAGAGATAGCATCAATAGACCTAGCGTCGATAAAACTGCATCGGTCTTCGCAGGACGAGGAATAGATAACAACTATGCCGGTGCATACTTCCCAGATGTTAGAATATTTGATGATATTAATAACAGGCCAGTTGACGTTCCATCGTCAGTTGCAGTTATTGGAGCACTTGCATATACAGATAGTATTTCGTATCCGTGGTTCGCACCTGCTGGATTCAATAGAGGATCATTAGGTTTCGTTACAAACACGAATGTTAGACTTAACCAGGAAAATAGAGACAACCTGTACGAAAATAGAATAAATCCAATCGCATCATTCCCAGGAGCAGGATACGTTATCTTTGGCCAGAAGACGCTGCAGGCTCTAAGGAGCTCTCTAGATAGAGTTAATGTTAGAAGGATGTTGCTTGAGGTCAAGAGAGTTGTTGGTGATGTGGCAACGAAGTTAGTCTTTGAGCAAAATACACCAGCAACAAGAGCAAGATTTGTCGCCGAGGTTACACCGCTGCTGGCAAGTATCCAGACACAACAAGGTATTGATCAATTTAGAATTGTCATGGATTCTTCAAACAATACAGATCTTGATATTGAGAACAATATTCTCAATGGTCGTATTGTCATAGTTCCAACACGTGCTGTTGAATTCATAGCAATTGACTTTATCATCACAAATGCAGGTGTAGATTTCGTTTAGACGATAATTAAGTTATAGAATGGAGTTCATTTAGATGTCAGAAAAAGTTTACAAAAGCGCTGGAGTTTTTTCCACCGAGACGGATCTATCACAGCCTACGCTAACAGGCCCAATGGGTGTCCCTGCAGGGGTGATAGGTGTCGCAACGGACGGCCCAGCATTTGTCCCAATTACACTTGGGACGTTTAGTGATTATACAGCCGTCTTTGGTGCACCACAATTTGATGCAGCAACACTAGGGAGAACACCGCCTGATATCTACGGTCCCATGGCTGTTTATACATTTTTAAGAAATGCGACAGCACTAACATACCTTAGAGTATTGGGTGTTGGTGATGGAAACCAGCGCAGCACATCAACTGGAAAGGTAACTCGGGCTGGATTTGCTGTTGGATCAAACTTAGTTCAAAATGATGGCATTGTGGGTGCAAATCCCAGTGCAGTGGGCTTGGCCCACCCGTACGCTCCACCAGGTAGAACATATTTCATGGGATGCTTCATGTCAGAGTCAGCTGGCAGTACTGTATTTTCAGATGCTAATATTCAGATAGTTGGAGAAAACCGCTCTGCCCCTATTTTAAGAGGTGTATTGATGGCACCTTCTGGTGTCATTCCTCAGTTGTCATGTTCACATGCAGTAAATTCCAATGCACCCAGTGTTACAGACGAGGCCATCCCGGGTGCAGCATCAGTGAAAGGTGGGATGAGCGGATCTGTCAAGGTCCATGATGGTGAGTTCGTACTGCTTCTTAACGGTCACATTCCAAATGGTGGAAACAGTAATGTAATTACAGCATCATTTGATTCAAATTCAGGGATGTATTTTCCAACGAAGCTCAATAAGGACCCCACACTCCTTCAGAAAAAAGGTCATTGTCTATATAGCTGGTATGATCTAGCGCCAGGGTTTGCTATAATTACGGGTAGCGGTGTTGTTCTCCATGCTGATGTAGAGGGCACCGGAGATTCGAGGCTCGAGGATGTCGGATTTATCACAACGGGTTCTCAAGCAAGAGACACATATACAGCTGGGGTATCTCCTAACTACGAATCATTCCAGGAAAGATTTACTGCAGCAAAAACACCTCACTTTATATCTCAAGATTTTGGAGGTACTAAGTACAACTTATTTAGAATCAAAGCTCGCGGTGACGGTGCAATACCGTCATCAAAGTATAAGATCTCTATTGTAAATATTTCACCTGCTAATGCAACAGCAACTGATAAGTTTGGAACTTTTGATGTTCTTGTAAGAGAATTTGATGATACAGATGATTCTCCAGCAGTTCTCGAGGGTCACCTTGGGTGTAATTTAGATCTGGGCAGTGACAAATATATTGGAAGAGTTATTGGTGACCAGCAAGTATTCTTCGATTTTGACCAGGCAGCTGGAAGCCAGAAGCTTGTTGTTGAAGGAAACTTTCCTGGAAACTCCTCACTCATTAGAGTTGAAATTCCAAAAGCGCTAGAGTTGGGAAATGTTCCTGACGATGCACTCCCCATGGGATTCAGAGGACCGGATCACCTTGTAACATCTGGTAGCGGACCTCTCGCAGACCTAGAGTCAGGCGCAGCCCTGGTACCCACCACCCCGTATAAGGAGATCACTGAACCGCCAATAAGGTATAGAGACGATGTCAAACGTGGCACGCCCGGGGATTCTTCAGATATTCTAGCTAACGCAAACTTATTTTGGGGTGTTCAATTTGAAATGAGAGTTGCAAATGTTCTAATTACAGATCCCTATGGATCAACTAAGCTTCGAAGCCTAAATGGCGGCGGTCAAGACCTTTCGCTGGTGACAAAAACAAAGTTCTTCCCATCTTTCTCTCCCGGAGCATTCAACTTCTCTGTTGGAGATAATCCAGGCACTGCAGCAGTTAATGGTACGGTTTTAGATTGCGACGCATTCAACAATAATATATTCACGCTAGAGAGAATCAGAATCAAGACAGGGTCTAGTGGCGACATTGCAGATCCAGATTTCTGGCATAGCGCATCATACATTCGAAAAGGTTCAATTACACCAGGTTTTGGAATGAGAGCATTGAATGTGAATGATCTTAGGACGTCAGGAAACAGAACATTCGCAAAATATTCAGTCTATATGCAAGGGGGATTCGACGGTACAG